TGAATTATCAATACTTTTATATTTTCTACCACTAATAGAAGTAGAAATCATTTCATGGACTACCGATTCCGTTTTCACATTCTTTGCTGCTCCAGTTCTGTTGGGATTATGATCTTCTGATCTTTTCCTTTTGACTGCGGATGCAACTTTCTTTTTACCGAGACTTGCTGCTTTGGATGAAGGAAGACATTTTGGTTTAGGACCATCTGCCTTTCCATCACCATCTTTATCATCGCGAGCACATTTGCCCACCTTCTCACCCTTGGTATTATATCTATTCCAACCACCATCTTTGAACCACTTACGTAGATCCTCCGATAATCCTTGATATAATCTCAGTTTTACAATCTCGATATCCATAGGTGTCGTCTCCTGTCCTATTTAGATTTGGATTTACCGTAGTTAGCAGCACCTTTCTTACGGCACTGGACCAGACGACCAGAAGCATAAGCAGAAGGCCATACCTTAGCAGATGCTTTTACTTTCTTGTAGCAAGCATCCTTCTCACCTTCACCTTCTTGAACTACACCCATATCAGAACGCCAATCATAGTGCTCGTTCTTTTCTTTCTTCTTACCACCGCCAAGTGCTTTAGCAGCAAGCACTCCGGCACCAACAACACCTGCACCAATAAGAGCAGACTTACCAGGATTATTTTTTATAAAATCTCCTGCTGCTCTCAATCCCTTTGTTGCTTTACCAGCTACTTTGATTGGTTGGTTTACAGCTTTCGCAGTATCATTCGCCTTCTTTAGAAGGGGTGCCTCCAATTTACCTGGTTTCAGTTTACCAGATCTTACGTTTGGATTAGCAGATGACTCAGGAGGGGGAACAAACTTATTCCAAGCATTTTGAACTGGGTTACCAGTATCTTTGAGGGGCACTTTATCTGGTGCCTCTACTATAAGATCACTTCTCCAATCAGAGAAACCTTCTTTCTTAGTTTTCATGATTGCTTTGTCTCCATACTGAGCACGGATCTTTGCCTTCACAACATCCATTGCAGAAGGACCACCAGCAGAAGGTTTCTTCTTACCAAATGTATTAGGTGTGTTACTAATTGGTTTCTTTGGTGCCCTTCTAGCACCCATACCGCCACGCTCTAATTGGCGATCCTTCATTGTATCTGATGCTTCTTCCTTAACTTCGTCTTTTTTCTTTGCCTTTTTAGCACGGAACTTATCAATTTGTCTACCAATCTTACCACCGACTTTAGAACCAGCAATACCACCAGCGATTTCACCAGCAACCATTGCAGGTCCATCAGGGATTGCAACACCAGCGACACCACCAACACCAGCACCTACCTTAGCACCAAGTTTTTCATACTTACCATCACCAACCATTTTCTTCTTGTTGCCTTCTTTTGACTTAGCAACAACATCTTTACCTTTTTGTGCTGCTGCTCTACCACCCGCTTGAACTGCTCTACCACCCTTCTTACCACCAACTTTAATGCCAGCTCTGGTTATTGCAGATCCAATTCCTTCTTTGATTGGATCTGCTTCGATTACATCAACAGTTTCAATCTCAAGTGGTTTGTAATCTTCCATATCCTGAATGAGGATACCACCAGTAACTTCTTCCTTAACACTTGGAGAAATCTCAATCGTATTTTTGCCACGCATGACATCAATAACTTTGTTGATTTTATCCTCACTCTTTTTTTCAATCTCTAAAAGGTATTGATAGAACTCTTCGTTCATACCCTTACTTCTCTTGGCGATTAACTCCCTTCTAAACTTGGGATCCTTTCTTGCTCTTTGTGCGTCAGACATGTTACCTGAACCTGTAGTTGATGATTGGGGTTTTGGTTTATCAACTCCACCAGCAGGTGGTAGTGCTTTTTGACCTGAAGGTAATGCCTTACGAGCAGGTTGAACCTTCTTATCAGACAATTTGGAAACTGCTTTCCTCACTACATCCTTACCTACGGTTTTTGCTGCCTTTCTTACTTCAGGATTGTTTGCTGCTTTCTTTGCTAAATCCTTTGCTTTACCTGCTGCTCTCTTTACTACAAGTCTCTTTGAACCCGATATCTTTTTGGGTTCCTCAACTTTTACCTTTACCTTTTCAACCTTCTGGTCAACAGGTTTTTTACCAGCTGCCTTTGCTAAAGGATCTTTAGCAGCAGACTTCTTGGTAGGTGTTTTAACCTCAGGTTTCTTTTCTACCTTTGCTGCAGATTTAGTTTTTGGTGAAGCATCTGTGGGTTTTGCTGCCTTGTCTGAAGAACTAGAAGCAGACTTAGAATCACCATCAGACTTAGCACGAAAGGGATTGAGTTTTCCCAACTTGCTCATCCTCCTACGATTCAATCTATCACCGACCTTTTTATCCCGTGCTTTAGCAAGTTTATCATTACGATTATCAATCTTACGCGCTTTCGCGTCTTCCTTTCCTTGTGCTCGCTTTGCTCTTGCACCAGCAATTCCAGCACCAATACCTTTTACTGCTGCCTTACCAAGATTTAATCCTGCTCTTGCACCAGCAACAGTTGATTTAGCAGCAGCCTTTGCTACTTTAAGTTCTGCAGATAGTTCACCCTCGTCCTTAGTGATCGTGACATTAGACTTTCCTTTAGCAGCAACTTCTTTTGCACGAGACAGACTCTTCTTGACTCCTGCCTTTCGCTTATCAGCAATGCCTCTGATTCTTTCTAGTTTCTTTTTCTCTGATGCTTCTTTACTTTTTTTACGTGCAATTACACCAGCAGTCCCTGCCGCATTCTTTTTATCCTGAGCAGACTCTTTGTTTTTTGCATCTTTATCTGCAGATGCCTTTGCTCTCCTTGCTTTGGCATCTGCATCATTTTTCTGCTTACGCTTCAAAGATCCAGCACGAATATCTAAATCTTTTGCTCTAAGATCAAGTTTGCGCTGCTTTGCCTGACTCACGGTCATCGTATCGTCAAGCACCTTGTTAGCGGATTCTCTCTTTTCTTTTGGTGTCATTTCTTGCCCTTCTTAGCAATTGCTTTGCCGACTGCCTTACGACGATTCTTCAGATAACCATCTGACTTATCAACGTCACCGTCATTATCAACGTCAGCATCTTCCTGACCTACAGGATCAAGAGTCTTTTCTTCTAAGTCTTGAGCAAATTCTTTCCAGGACTTCATCTTCGCCAAAAAACAAGGAGTTGAAATTATTTATACTACTTTCTACCTACCTTCACAACATAGCGTTTGTTGAGTTTAGAACCTGGAGTCATACTCTGAACATACTTTAAGAATCCAGCAGTTCCTACAAGAGTGTTTGGATGCTTATTATCTCTCATCATTTTATTCATACTCACTTCGCTATACTCTTTAATATCCCTCAACCAAGACTTGAACATAATACCGTCTTCTGTCACACAGATAATATAGTTAGTTCCACGACGGTTGACCCGTCCAACTAAACCAGTGTTCAGGTTCTCTACAATATCACCGAGTCTAAAAATCTTTCCCTTTACATATGACTCACGCAATGACTCAGGGTCAAACTTAGGAGCAATCTGCCACAGTTCTTCTTTGATGTTCATTGACTTACGAACAGCATTGAACATTTCTTTCTTCTGGATGACCGTCATCTTATTGGGAACACCCTTAGAGAATGCATTGAAATCATCCTCTGCAGCATGTGCTCTCAGTTTAGATGCAGACATTCCTGATACGTCATCGGCATCTGGGTCACGAGCACCAGCAGAAACAACTTTTATTTCTTCAAAGTCATATAACTCAGAACCATTATACTTCTGAGCAAGACCTTGGAATTCTGCAAGACGGTCTTGACCAACCATGATGGTTACACTCTTATATCCGGCTGCATACTTAGCAGTCAGAACATCAAAGATAGTCTTTGCATTATTATCGTCAAAGATATTCTCCTCATAATCTGGGAACATCGATTTCATAAATCCAATCTTGGTCTTAGGATCAAGTGGATTCTTTTTCTTATCTTGAGTTCTACTAGGATATATTGCTAAATCTGCATCATCTCTCTTTGCCTGAGTTGCTGCTGCTTTCAACAGTTTCTCATGTCCAATCGTAGGAGGATTAAAACGACCGAATACAATCACAGCACCAGTAGATTCTAGTTCTTCACCTTCCTCTTCTTCAGGTGCTGCTTGAGTTGCTTGTGCTGGTTGCTGCTGTTGTGCTGGAGTTGCAGCAGCAGTCTTAGCAGTGCTTCTTACGGCATCTGCTCCTGCTTTCTTTTGCTTTTGCTTTTCATCTTCGGCCTTTGCTTCACGTCCAGAAAAAACCTTTAATTTACCATCAACAGTCTTTGCTTTAAAATTACCCTGCTGATCATACCACCCACCGTGTCCGTCTCCTTTCAGACCCATTTTGCGGGCCTGAGAGGATACAGTCGTTTCTCCTGCTTCGGAAAGGAACTGACTGAACTTTTTCATAATTCTGTAAAGGTTTCCTTACGATACCGTTATACTGTATTTAGTAGTGATATAATATCACACTTTACTATTTCTTTTTGCCGCTATTAGCAACCAGTGCTCCGGCACCAACAGCACCAGCACCAATAGCACCAGCACCAAGAGGATTCTTCTTAGCGAAGGCAACAGCGTTCTTACCACCCTGAACAACGGTATCTGCAATCTTTGTTCCGGTTGCACCACCCATTGCACCTAGACCTTTTACTGCCTTAGCACCTTGACTAGCAAGACTACTAAGAGCACCTGCGATTTCATTCACGGCAAACTGTTGGATGTCATCTTTAAATACTTCGTGGATATGATTACCTTCCATCTCGTGAGAGTTGGCAAGAGCAGCACCAGCAGCAGAACCTAAACCAATTCCCCCTCCAGGAATCATTGAACCTAAAGCAGCACCAGCAGCTTTCTTACCTTTTTGACCTTTCTTAGCAAGTGCTGCAGCACCACCAGCGGCACCCACATACTTACCAATATCTGCTCCAGCGGCACCGCCAATTTTTGCACCGATTGTTCTACCAGCAATATTTCCTAAGGCAGCGCCGACTGCTGCTGCTTCTTCAACATCAACTTCATACTCTTCGTTCTTAGCACCAGACTTATGGCGAGTTGTGCCTGCTGAATCAACATAGGTTTCTTTCTCTTTTCTAGCAGTTACATAACCTACGCCAGGAACTGCACCAGTTTTACCTGCTGCTCTTGCGGCATTTCTGTCTGCTGCTCTTTGTGCTGCTCTCTTACGATTGCGATCATAAGACTTATCATCTTCAGCAACCTGCTCACCCTCACTCATCATAGAGAGGTATACCTGGTAGAGAGAATCGGTTTCTTCTTTTCTGGTCATTTTACCAACAGCACGACCGATACCTTTCTGCCTCTTATCAATCTTCTTATCTTTAGGTGTTTGACCTGGATAACCGATTTCGGCATCCTCAGCATCAACCTCACCTTGAGAATAGGACCTTTTCTCAACATCCTTAGATGCTTTCTTTACATAAGAACCCATAGTTCCTTTGGAAAGTTCGTCAAGTTGCTCAAATTCTTCTTTTCTGGTCATTTTACCAACAGCACGACCGATACCTTTCTGCCTCTTATCAATCTTCTTATCTTTAGGTGTTTGACCTGGATAACCGATTTCGGCATCCTCAGCATCAGTTGAACCTTGTGTATAAGACCTTTTCTCAACATCCTTAGATGCTTTCTTTACATAAGAACCCATAGTTCCTTTGGAAAGTTCGTCAAGTTGCTCAAATTCTTCATTCTTAGCACCAGACTTATGACGGACGGTTCCTTTCTCGTCAGTATAAGTTTCTCTCTCCTTATTAGGAGTTACATAACCAACACCAGGAACTACACCAGTCTTACCAGCAGCTCTCGCAGCATTTCTGTCTGCTGCTCTTTGTGCTGCTCTCTTACGATTTTTATCATAAGAACTCATTGCTTCATCAACATCCCATGCATCAACCTTTGCCTGAATGGCTTCCAGTTCAGATTCAGAGAATGTTACTTCTTCTTTCCTAGTAATTCTCTTAACCAATCCCTTGAGACCTTTGCTCTTTTCTTTTGGTTCCGCTGGATCTTCACCAGTAGCACTAACTTTAGCGGGGTTTCCTGTACCCATTATTTTCCCAGCAGGAGTTCCTTTGTACAACTTACTTGTAGCACGTTGGATATTCTTCTCTCTGCGCTCAGCCTTGTTAAATGCCTCACCAGAACTAGTTGACTTCCAGTCCTTTGCATTTTTATCTCTATCATCGGTGGCTTTATCAACATAACTTCTCGCAAGTTTCTTGGAGATTTCGTCAAGACGTGCCTTTTGCTTGGCGGAATCATTACCTCTAATATTTGTCTCTTCAAAGTGAGGGTTCTTTTGACCCTTCACTTTTGCCATATCTTTACGCGCCTTCTCGTTATTCTCTTGGCGCTTCTTCATATCAGTCTCAAGATAAGAAGAGTCCTTCTTTTCGTGGACGTTAGTATATGCTTCAGCAAGTTTTTGCAAGTCGTGACGATTCATCTTGATGTCTAAAACTATTTCCGTAAAAGTATTTATAACTTTCCAGAAACGATACCATCGCCAACAACACGAACACTACCTTCTGGCCATCCTTCCTGCTCACATTTGAGATGCCAACGAGTCATAAGGACAACATTGTCTCTGAATGAACCTGTTAACATTTTACGACCCTTTACCGTCATACTAGAATAAAGACCGAATCGTGTTGCCCAAACATAGAAACACTCGTCAATAAGTTCTGCACCTTCGGGCACAATTACTTCATTCTGATTCTCACGCATTTTTGCTTCTTCAAGCATTTCTTCATGAGTCATTGCTTTCCTCTTTCTTTTTGTTAAAACCAAAAGGTCCTTCTTTATCATCTAATGCAAACTTCATTGCAATACCACCAACTGCTTCCATAACTTTGAGGATGTCCTCTGATTTTGCATCCTCTCCAAGTTCTTTAGCAACATACCAATACTTAGGCCAAAATGTTTCGCCTGCTTTTTGATAATCTTCAAGTGTTAGAATTTTCATTTTTTTGTTGTTTTAGTATTTTAAAGTACGCTTTGTAATATCGGGTCTTCATTTCTTCTAGAACTTCCATGTCCTCATCATATGCCATATATTTGAGCAACTGATAAGAACCTTCTAAGTCACTGATGAGTCTAAGAATATTAACGGGATCTCGTTTAAGACCACCATAAGTATATTCACTAGAGTTGTTTCTAAACATCCAGTGCTGATTGAATCTGTTCGTCCAAAGCAACAATTGCGTTACGAATATCTACTGTACGTTCTGATGGAAATTCGTAACTATCTTGTTTTGTAGTGCGAAAAAGTGTCTCACGTACTGCTGCGGCAACACGAATATCCAATTCAATAGTAACGGTTTTGTCGGTCATTTTCCACCTGTATCGTAGTTTAGTTTGTCGTCTTGATCTTTTAATTTACGCATACGAATTGTTTCGTGTAAGCGTTTAATTGCTTCTTCAGTTTCTGGGGTTTTATCATAGGACCATTCGTCCTTTGACTTTTTCTTTTTACCCATCAGACATCACCTTCCTTTCGGACTTCGGAATGTTTTACGGAAAATTCTCCACCAGGATAACGAGACTTCAGTTTATCAACATTCATCTCAATGACTTCATCAAGAGAAACATTGAGTCCCATACATGCTTGTGCAACATACCACATGATGTCTCCAAGTTCACGCTTCATGTGAAATAGATTTTCTTCATTAACAGGTTTACCTTGGAAGATAATCTTCTTTACAATCTCGGTAAACTCACCTGCCTCAGCAGACATTCCTACAGCAGCAGTAAGCAATCGCTCGGTAGGAAACTCTTGACCTTCAAGTTCTTGAATACGATATACGAAAGCTTCGT